AACATTTTGTATTGAATAAAAATATAAAAGGAAAACATGGCAGAGATAAGTATTGAAAATTCGAAAATAACGTCATTGGCGCGGCAGCAGCTCTCCATCATTGGAAAGCACCATAAATCGCCAACGGGAGGGACATTGTTCGCCACAACAACACTGTCGGAGATAGAGGTAGGCGTAATGCCGACGCTTATCGTGGGAGCAGCCCAAGTGATAGTTGGGGAACTGTCGCCAATAGTAACCGCTTACGGAAGCGACAACACAAAGCTAACCTTTGACATTGAGAAATCACGTTGGGGAGACGCTTTGCCATCGGCTTTTGCAGATAATATAAAAATGTATATAGTGGCAAATGTAGTGCAATCAGTACTTAATATGTCCGTGCCAGACATTGCTCCAAAGTATACATCGGACGCGCAGCTGCTTCTTGCTTCGCTTGTAAAAATGGCATTTGTGAAGAAACCGCCTGGAACGTCAGTCACAGTATACAATGTAAGCGGTACTGTGACAATAGAAGACAATGAGAAGACAGACGGATATAACAAAGACAATAAAACCACCTAATTATGAAGATAACATTCACCATATCCAAACCCCTCGCAATAGAGGCAGTAAAGAGCGACACCTACATCAAGGGGTCTATAGACTCAGCCACACAGCAAGGGGCAGACAAGCTAAGATACAACGAGACAGCTGGTGACATATCCGTGCATGAAAGAAAGTTGGGTAAGGATTTCGTGCGAGGTGTGGAACGGTTGAAGACGGTCTATGTAGATTTCTTTATTCCAGACCACCTGTCGGTAGGCAACAATTGTATATCGGCAACATACGACCAAAGTAACGGTTCAGCAGGTGTAACAATTGTTATCCCGCGACGTTTCAACGGTGCGCTTACCGATGCCATTGCAAACTACTCACAACAGTATGTGGAAGAATACATGACATACCAATGGTGGCTGTCAGCAGGAATGCAAGCACAAGCAGAACCCCATGCAGTCATGATGAAAGACTTGGAAGACCGCATACGCAAATCATTCACTATTTCCTCTCCTTTGCAAGCAACCGCAGATTACTCTTCGGTGACGGGAAAGATGTGCAATGATGATGGGTCGGACTTCACCGGAAACTAATGTATCACTAACAAAAAAGTATTGGCTATGATAATTAAATTTCAAATCATAAAGTCGCTTATACGTGAGGCATTCCAGTCAACCACCTACCTAAAGGGACAGATGGACAGGCTTGCGCAAGGTGCGAACAATGCTCTTGTGGCAAGCGAGACGGGAGGCGATGAAGCATTGCATGAGCGAGTGTTCACTTCGGATTTTCATGCGGCATTGGAAATGCTAAAAACGATATTCGCCGACTACCTCGTGCCAACGTCCCAGACTATAGGCGACAATGCGATATACTACAATGAGAAAACGGACGACATTGTAGAGTTCACGCTGTCGGTGTCGAAAAGATTCAACGGTTCGCTAACAGATGCGTTGGCCCGGCTGAGCGCCAAGTATACCGAGGATTACGTTACGATGCAATGGTGGATAAAGACCACCAACGCCAAGCAGGCTGAACCCTACCAGGCAGCACTTCTGAAAGACGAGGCTGACATACGCAAGTGCTTCATCCTTTCTGCTCCCAGTGTCCCCATAGTCAGGTTCCCCACCTCTATCACTGCCAAGGTCGACGGTTCCGACAACGGAGGCGAAGTTACAATTTCCATTGACGAAAAAGCAACGGTTTCCTACAGCCTTAATGGCGGTGCTGTCGACGACATCGAGGCACGTTCTTACGACCCGAGTATATTGCGAGTTGACCGGCATATATTGCCAAAGACATTTGTGCTCGTACCGCTGAACACTGGAATAGCTAAAGTCCGGCTGTTCTCTCGCCACTCCGACGATGTGTACACCGAGTTTACAGCTATTGTAACCAAGAATTAAATGGAGGATTATATGAATCACGATTTTTCCGAACTTCATCCGCACATGGCTTCTCGTGAAAGGGGATGGCATCCCGTCCCCAATCCACTTGCGCCTCAACCGCCCCATCGTGCTTATGGGCACACAGTCAAGCATATTTTCGTGCAGGCCGACCAGCTCTTCTACGATGTCGATGCTGTCACGGGGCTTATACAGCGTGCTTCACGTCCCGACCAGGCAGCCCCCGACATTGTCACTTCCGAGTCCGACACCTATCGCCCCATGTTCTTCCGTTGGTTCGACAAGTACATAGCCAATGTTGAGCATTGCCTTTCCGCTTTCGTTCTCAAGCCCGAAGGTGTCACCCGTCTCAACGACCTTAAGGAGTGGGACGAGCGGGAGATTTCTCTTCTTATGCCCGACTATTGGGATGCCACCGTCTACGACTCCCTTGTCAAGGCTATTCATCAGTACGTCGTTGACGGCACTCTATACGAGTATCTCTCCATCACGCTCTCCTCACGCGACCCTCGCACTATCGACCGCAAGCAGTCCCTTGAAGAAGGCATTACCAACATACGAGCCCTCTCCTGCCGAGTCATACCCGGCACAGTCCATAAGCATCTGAAGCCATTCTAAAGCGATTGCACCAAAAAATATCACCCCACGACTTAGAAAGGCTTAGTCGGCCCAGTAAGGCTCATAATACAAAGCCTCCTTTCTCAATAAATGGCTCAGTCGGCTTAGAAAGGCCCAGTAAGGCCCATCAAATAAAAAACAATTCACTATGCAAAAGACTCTCGACGACATTCCTCTCATATCCGAGCGACGCAAGAAGCTTCTTCCTGCCGGGCGCAAGGCGCAAAAGGAGTTCATACGCGACCTCCTCTCTACCAATCAGGAGAAGTTCGAAGAGCTGTTCTCCGAACTTGCCGAGCACGACCCAAAGGCATGGCTGCTTCTCTATCACGACATGCAGAAGCACGTCGTCCCCAAGCAGTCCCAGCTCAACGTCTCCGTGGGCATCAACAAGGATTTTCAGGAACTCCAGGCACTATCCACTACCAAGACCGACGACCCTCTTGCCATTGGTGCCAACCCCGTCCCACGCATCGAAGATGCCGACTTCGAAGAACTAAAGGAGTACGAAGGACTTTAATCAATAATTAGCCCTCACCCCAAAATATCACCAACGGCTTAGTCGGCTCAAAAAGGCCCAGAAAGGCTTGTCACCCAGTTCACCCAAAGGCTCAGAAAGGCCCCAAAAAGGCTCAGTAAGGCCCATTAAATAATTAGAAAATGCTCATTACCGACCATAACATAGACGCTTTGGTAGCCGAAAACCTATCTCGCTACAATGAAATCTACGGGCCTTACGACCCGTGGACAGGTCTCGGCTGCTACGATTTCGAGTCACGTGTCTGTCTCGAAATACCCGACTTTATCATACCCAAGATGTACGTTCCCAAGGAGTGTATGCGCACCCTCCTTTACAAGAACCTACAGCACTACGGCACATTGAAGGACGTTCTTATCTATGTCCTCCGCAAGGACTACGACGAAGACTCGCCCGACACGCAGAAGCTACGCGCCCTACTCACATTTGAGATTTTCAAGGTACGTTTCCGTGAAGACCCCGAGTTCGCCCTTTTCTGTACTGATAAGATTGAGGACAAGAACACGGGCGATATGATTCCCTTCCGCCTTAACTACCCACAGCGACGGCTCATCGCACTCTTCGAGAAGCTGCGCCACGAGAAGAAAGCCATACGTGTCGTTATCCTTAAGGCTCGTCAGTGGGGCGGCTCTACGCTCACGCAGCTCTACATCAAGTGGATGCAGGACTTCCGTCACGACGGTTGGAACGCCATCGTCCTCTCGCAGGTCAAGTCCACATCAAAGAAGATTAAGGCTATGTACCGCAAGGCTGTCGAACGGCAGAAGGGTTGGACTATCGGATACCCGGGCACACAGCTCATGCTCTCGCCCTACGAAAACTCACCCGACGACTTCATCGTCACCGACGGCAATAAGGCTTTGCGCCGCTCTACGCTTACCGTTGCCTCTTTCGACAACTTCGATGCTGTCCGTGGCAACAACTTCCACTGCGCCCACTATTCCGAGGTCGCCTATTGGAAGAAGACACCCGAGCACGACCCCGAAGGCGTTATCTCGTCTATCTCTGGCGGTATACATAATATTGAGGACAACATCGAGGTCTTCGAGTCTACAGGCCGTGGCGCTTCTGGTTTCTTCTACGACCGCTGTCAGCTTGCCATGGATCCGTCCAACAACGATGCCTACGCCTTTATCTTCATCCCTTGCTTTATCATCGAGAACGATATGGAGCCAGTTGATGATGTACGTGCCTTTGCCGAGTGGCTGCTGCGCAACAAAGACCGCTCCACCTGTCCTAAAGGTTTTCGCGAAACGGGCAAGTTCTTTTGGCGTATGTGGGAAAAGGGAGCTTGTTTCCAGGCTATCAACTGGTATCGCAACTTCCGCAACAAGTTCAAGACGCACGCCTTCTGTGCTACTGAGGCTCCTATCGACGAGGAGGAGGCTTTCCGCAATTCCGGCAACCTTGTCTTTAATCCTTACTCCATCGACGACCTCCGTCATGGCGAAGTCAAGAAGCCTAAGTTCCTTGCCGACATCGTCACCTCTGGCAAGAAGTCTTACGACACCATACGCAACTCCAAGATTACCATTCGTGATGATGGCGAGGGCGAACTTAAAATTTGGAGCCTGCCCAACAATCAGATTCTGCGTGTTTCCGACCGCTACGTTGTCAGCGTCGACATCGGTGGCAAGTCCTCTACTTCCGACTACACCGTTATGACCGTACTCGACCGTATGGGCATGATGCCTTCTGTCAAGGACAAGCCTCGTGTCGTGGCTCGCTATCGTGGGCACTGCCGTCACGACGTGCTCGCATGGAAGGCTGCTGCTCTCGCTCACTACTACGACGATGCTCTCCTTGTCATTGAGTCCAATACTGCCGACCGTGAGAAGAACAACAATACCGAGGGCGACCATTTCGGCTCTATCATCAACGAGATTGCCGACTACTACCCCAATCTCTACCAGCGCCGTTCCTCTCCCGAAGATACTACCGGCAACGTCCTCGCCAAGTACGGCTTTCAGACCAATAAGATTACGAAGGGTTGGCTTATCGACAACCTTGAAGCCTTCGTCGACGACCGACTCTGGCACGAACCAGACACCGAAATGTATCACGAGCTGCGCATCTACGAGCGCAAGGAGGATGGCTCGCTTGGCAACATCGAAGGCTCGGGCAATCACGACGACGTACTCATGTCCACCGCCATCGCCCTCTACGTCTCCACCAACGAAATGGAACTTCCACGCTGGCGCACCGACGAAGGCCTCAAGCATCACTCCGACGGAGTACGCACCGAAGCCTCCATCTAAGAATAAAAAAACATCAAAGGCTCACCCCATAATCAAAGGCTCAGAAATGCCCAGTCGGCTTAGTAAGGTCCATTAAATCCCCACGGCTTAGAAAGGCCCAGTCGGCCCAGTAAGGCTCATTAAATTTTAAAATCACTCTCACTATGCAAAAGTCACTATCTTTCAACAAAGGCATCACAACATCGCCGTCCGACCTCCTGTCCGACGACACCGAACTTTCCGCCTCATGCGACCTTATCTTCCGCAATGGCGAGATACAACCGCTCCGACAGGCAGCAACCTTCGGACAAACCGACCATAAGTTGCTCTATATCCACAAAGGAGCCGACTACACCAACGCCATCACATACGATGGCACCAACCTTTATTGGGGAGCGCTCGACACCGAGAATGGTTCTATCAGCAAAAACGAAGATAAGTTCTCCGTAGGTACAGTATCCGATATTTCATCAGTTGGCAACACCCTCGTCGTAGCCACCGATGAAGGCATATATTATATATTATATAAGGGGGGAAAGTACATTGGTCTCGGTAATAACATACCTTTGGCTGAAATAGATTTTGATTTTAAAAACATAACGTTTGATATGAAATTCGAACAATCTTCGCGTACTCCATGTAATTACGGCAATTGTGTCAGCCAACTGTCTGACGAAAAAGCCTACTATGGAGCAAAACACGAATTTATGTCTGCTGGAGGCTCTGCTCCAAGCGGGTATAAAACAACGTCTGTATATCATCGTTATAAAATAATAGATTCCTCGAAAGAAAGTGATTTCCAAGATACCATACAGGGACATGTCGCACAAGCGATTAATTGGGTTAAAGAAAAAGGTGTTTTTGCTTTCCCGTTTTTCTTGCGATACGCATACAAGTTATACGATGGCTCATATACAAGAATATCTCCTCCTATAATTTGTTACCCATCAGTTAATCGGAATTTCCACATGTGCCATTATGTTTGGGATTCCACAAATAAGGTTTTTTCATATTCCACAAGTGGAAGCACATACGGAACAAGCGAATTCTATTTTATCGAATTTGCCGAATTGAAATATAAATTTGGATTAGGCGCTCAAAACAAATTGAAAAATTGGTCGGATATAATCAAAGGTATTACAGTCTTTGCTACCGAACCGGTACTGTCTTTCCATATTGATAGAGGTTGGAAAATAGTTGAAGCTAACGATACTAACAAAAGACCTCTTTTTAACAAAGCGTTTCTTACGTATAAAGAGAAACTTTTCAACTATAATGACGACACCTCAACACAAAATTGGAATGGCAAGGATGGAGGTAGATATATTGCAAAACAGCAGATTCAGCCGACATATCGTGATGATAATGATATAATCGATGAATTGTTAACGCGTACGCAGTTTTACAAATTGTTTACAATTCCTTTAACTGAGTTTGACGACGAATGGCACACAACGGCATCTGGGTCTTCCGGTGATAAGATACGTATCAATCAAGGGTTGCTTTTAAATCTTGCACAACAGGAACAACTCCTTAATGATGATTATTATGGGTGGTGCAAGCTTAGTGCTGCCAAATGTATTACGTACAACAACCGTATTAATCTGATTGGTGTCAAACGCTTTCCTGTAAAACGGATTGACTTTAGTTTTAGCATGGCGGTGAATTACGGAGAAACCAGCACTCAATATGTTCATATCGTTTCCGATAAAATGGACACTTGGATTGGAACAAATTTTATTGTTTCATCACACACAGATAGCGGAAGTTGGTTCTATTATCCAGATCCAAACGCTACGGAGTTTGTAATAAAAGAAAATGGAGGCCTTTTCAAGAGAATTCCGTTACAACAACATCCCAGACTGCATGGAGCTTATGCGTTTTCCGAACTTCCTTGTGGTAAGAAGACAGTGTTTAACGAACAAGTTGATACTACAAGTTACACCTCCCCCTACGAACTCCTCGACTCCCAAATCTTCACCTCCGTTGTCAACAACCCCTTCGTCTTCCAGGCATCGGGCGACAACACCGTAGGCACTGGCTCTATCCTTGGTATCGCTGCCAACACCGAGCCTATATCACAGGGACAGTTCGGACAATATCCGCTCATCGTCTTCACCACTGAAGGCATCTACGGACTTTCCGTCAACTCCGAAGGACTCTACTCAGCGTCCTATCCCATTTCGCGCGAAGTCTGCAACAATCCCGAGTCAATAACACCCACGGGCAATGTCGTCTACTTCACCTCCGACAAGGGACTCATGGCTGTATCTGGCGGTTCTGTACGTTGCGTCAGTCCACAACTCTCGGGAGCCAATCCGCCGTACTCTGACGCTACCGACAGCTTCCTTACCTTCGTGCGCAAGGCATTCCTTGCCTACGACTATCGCGACTCGCTGCTGTTCATCTACAACGTCAGCTACGACTACGCATACGTCTATAATCTTCTTGACGGAACCTTCGCCACCATATCCCTTGGCTCTAAGCGCATACAGCGAGCGGTCTCCAACTATCCCGACACCCTCCTACAGGATGCCGACAACAACGTCTATTCCTTCAGCAAGATACCTGTTGCCCAAGCCGACACTCAGACCTATTCCGGTACGTTCACCACACGTCCCCTCAAACTCGGCTCGTCCATACAGCTCAAGACCATCCATCAGATAGTCCATCTGTTCAACTCCGCCGACGGCACACTCAAGCTGCGAGTCTACGCCTCCAACGATTGCCGTAATTGGGTCGAACTACACTCTCTGCACGGCAAGCCATGGAAGTACTACCGCTTCAGCTACACACTCTCCAATATCTCGGCATCCGACACATTTGCCGGCACAGTAATAGACTTTGCCCCACGATTCACCAACAAGATAAGATAACAACCAATTCTCCAAAAATTCAGTAAGGCCCATAGCCCCATCCCCAGCAAAGGCTTAGAAAGGCTTAGTAAGGCTCAGCAAGGCTCATTACCCATTATCAAAAAAAAAGGGTGCCAGCGCCTCACGGCTCCAACACCCCCATACCAATATAAAAACTACTTGTCTTTTTAATCAATAACCTAATAAACCTTAAATCTTAAAAACGAAAACACAAAACCTAATATGTAGCAGTACAAATGTAACAATCCGTTCACATTTGGTATAAGCATCATTATCAATATTACAGGCATTCCTGCCTTCAAGTATTCCTTCCATTTTCCCGTCTTGCCCCACATAATCCCGAACATCGCAAACAGCATACCCGACATTCCTACGGTCGGTTTGTCTGCCCACATAGGCATCCAGCTTGCTGCGACGGCTATCACATAGCCTACAGTTACGTTCATACGTTGTCTTACGCTCCATAGCACAAACAGGTTTGCAGCCATGTGCCACACGTTCGCATGCAGAAAACTATAGGTGAAATGGGGTAGCAGTCCGCTGTGTGCGCTGAAACCCTTTAAGTCATTGCCTATTATCAGCAACACGACGCTTAGAGCCGTCAGCAACAGCTTTGCTCTTACGTCCACTTCCATACACTTCACCATGTCTGAAATCCTTACCATATAGTCTGCATTTGACAAACGTGTCCTTAATCGTGCGGGGAGCCATAAAGAACTCCGGCGCTGGCTGAGATACTATAATAGGGCATAAAAACCATAGCGATTTGCCTATATACTCCTTTCTCTGGGTCAGTTCCTGCATCCGCTCAAACAGCGAGTAGTACAGTCTCTGCTTGTTGCTGCCCAATGCGTTCACTATCGAGAAGTCACCCACAACCATTCTTCTCAGCTTCTCATAAGCCTCCTTAGCCGTGACATAATACCGTGGAGCAGGATGCTTCGCTATCTTGTCCCATACCTCCTGCTGGCTCCAGCATTTCGGATACACATCGCGATAGGCTTTTGCCAAGTCTTCACGTTGCATACGGGTTATATCATAATTTTGTTTGGTCATAGGGTTATGGTTTTCTGATACAAAAATACGCAAACTTAGCCACATAACCAAGTTTGCGTATCAAAATAAACAATAATTAATAATTACCTCCCCATCACCAAAGGCTCAGAAAAGCTCAGTAAGGCATAAAATATCCCCGTCATCACCAAAGGCTTAGTCGGCCCAGAAAGGCTCAGCAAGGCTCATTACCAAGCCCTCACCAGCCCCTCAGCCCTTACTCCTCACTAACCTTATCCATCTGCTCCACAGCCTTCTGCATTATCATTTCGATGTTCTTGTTGGCAAAGTCCATCTGCTTCTTGTCGTCAGCGTTCAGACGCTTCATCTTGTTCCAGCGCTTCATCTGCTTCTCGGCATCTTTAATGATACGGATTCTCGCATAGTCAGCCCCCTGCTCAAATCTGTGTCTGTCGGCAGCATTACGTATTCTCTCCGTCAGCGGAACGTTCTTGTTCTTCAGCATCGAGTAGTTGCTCATGTTCTTCTCCATGCTTTCCTTATAGCTATACCACTTCGCTTTCGTTCTCGCCATGCTCGTCTGTTCCGAAGGAGTGTACATCAGCGAACGCAAGAATGGTATGTCCTTGGTCTCAATCTCCTGTTCCCGACCGTCAGCATACTTCAGTACCAGTCCCGTTCCACGGGTCATGAATGTGGCAGCGCCACCGCCAATCGTTCCTATGATGTGGTTCAGCATTGCAGGGTCAGTAGCCTCGTCAAGCAGACTGTTGCCTCTCATGTTTTCGTTGCCGGGAGCCACGTCGTTAGTCCTGGCATTCACCCACTTGTTCAAGTCCATGAGCTTCTCGGGAGTTCCGCTGTAGGCATTCATCCATGCAGGACGGTTCTCCGTGTAGTCACCCTCTCGACGTATAGGCGAACCCTTCCAGTCGCTGTTGAGCCACCATTCCACAAATGGAGCAGCAGCAGTAGGCAGCACACCCTTTAAGGTCTCCTTTCCTGGTTCCTTATCAAAGGCCGATGTGTTCGTGAAGTCCACTACTGGCAGCAGCTGCGACATACAGCCCACAGCGTCCATTGCTACATTTCTCGTGCTCTTCACGTTCTTTGCTGTAGTCATACCCGCTGCAATATCGCCAAGTCCGTAGAACGCCCTCAGCTCAATGGCAAGCGGAATGGTCACGAACTTACCGCCACCTTTATATATACACAGGTTGTTTCTCCTTATGTATTCGGGTAGCTCGCCGTATGGGTCTTGCACGCCCTTGCGCTCCTTCTCGTCCTCGTTCGCAATCATGGCGTTATTCACGGCAGCAGCCAGTATGCCCAGCCCGAAAGGCATAGCCATCATTGAGGCGATAGTACCCACAGGTGCCTTCTTCACGTTATTCATAAGCAAGTGCGTACTCTGCACGCCAGCGTTGAAGAACATCGAGTAGTTTCTCAGATAGCTCGCTATAAAGCCATACACATTTCTGCGCATTTCCTTTCCTGCTCCCATCTCTCCGTTCTTGAACGTCTTTATTGCGTCGCCCGAGCCGTGACGGTTGAAGTTCGTCGACACCTGCTTGGCATCGTAGGCGCTTCTCACAGCCGAGCGTCCGAGGTCTCTTGACGTGCAGAAGGTCGCAAATCTCGCCATGTTCTCTGCCATCTCGTTCAGGTTCTCAACGTTACCTACGAGGACGTCACGAAGCATCTTGCCTGCCTTCGACACATTGCTGCGCTCACGGCTCACGTCATGCTTGTATTCCTTTTCCCACTCTTGCATCGTCTTCACCTGCACCCAGCCTGTCTCACCGCCGTTCTGCATAAACTCCTTGAAGTATCGCTCCATCTTCGAGTCGCCCAGCGTACCCTCTCTGTATCGTGCGTACAGACCTATGCCCACGCCTTCCTTCAAGTCCTTCCACTTCAAGCTCTTCAAAGCGCCGGCACCTTCGTTGTAGAATACGTTCACCGGGTTTAGCTCTGCATAATATCTCGCCCACTTCAAGCCGTATCTCACGCCCTCCTTTGCCGTTACGTTGCTCGATGCAAACTCAGCGTCACGTATGATGTTACGCATCACGAACTCCGGTGAGTACGAGGTGGCCATCTGAGCCATGAAGCGTGTAGTGCTCTTCAACCCTTTCAGCAGTGCGTTTTTCGGCGAACTGTTCTCCAGCATACCGTTCAGAGCCTGTGCAGCACGAGGATTGCCCATCACTACGAATCTGTGTGTACGTCCGGCTATCTTCACGTCCACGAAGTGCTCGCTCTTGTTCTTCGCCCTCGCAAACTTGAAGCCTATGTCCGTGCTGTTGCTCAGCGTCTTTGCCTCGCCTTTAGCCTGCTTCGTCTTCATGTCTGTTTCAAAGGCATCCACAATGGCTGCAATATCATGAGCGCTCGCATTGTCGGGAATCTGAGGATAAGCCTCCTCCCAGATGTCATTGCCGTTCATGTCCGTGCCTTTCTTCTCAACCCATACCTTTGTCTCCTTCACAAGGTTCTGCATTCCGCTGTTTCTCACGAATCGGGCAAAGGCTTGCTTCACGGCATTCTGTCCGCCGTTCCTTATCGCACGGTTACCCATGGCACCTATCTGTGCAAGCACGTTCACGTCGCTCAGACTCTTTCTGCCCTTGGCGTTCATCAGCGTTTCACCGATAAAGCCCTTGCCGTCCTCGCCGCTTATATATCCGTATACATCCTCAGCGGTAGCCTCGTCAAACTTTCTCAAAGGCACATACCAGTCAAACATACTGGCCACACGGTCTCGAAGTTCTTCGCTCATCAGTCCGTTCTCATAGTCCGAATTGATAGAGTAGTTCGTGGCATCCTTTATTCTGTTCCAAAGATTATCCACCGAACCCTTCTTCTGGTTCTCCATCTTCGCCTCCTGACTCATCACGGAGTCTATAGCACCAGCATCGTCATAAGGACTCTTCAAATCGTCAATCTCTTGCAGACCGTGCATACCCGAATAGTCATGTTCCTCTGCCTTGAAGTCCTTGTCGATGTTCTGCACAATCCATTCGTCCATCTGACGGTAATACTCTCTTGGGTCTATCTGTCCCGAGTCAAGTTTTCTTCTAAGGTCGCTTCTCTCGCCCTTCCAAATCTTATCCAGATTGTCAAGACCAGCATCGTCTACATCTTCTGTCTTTTCCATTTTTCTGAACCAGTCTCTCACGAACAGCACACGGTTTCGCTCCAGTCCGTGCTTGCCAATCATGTACAGGTTACACTCCCTTATCTTCTCCTCGGTGTTCTTGCCTGCAAAGCTGTCCAGCACGTCGCTCATAGCCTTGTCCAGCGGTTTCATCACCTGGTGTTCAAATAGAGTCATCTTGTCGCTCATAGCACCCTGCATGGTGTTCTGCAGAACATAAGGGTTCATCGAACTCTTCACGTCCTCTATCTTCTTGATTGAGGGGTCTACAGCCTTCATCAGTTTCTCAAGCGAAAGCATGTTGTCCATAAACGCCTCTGTAGCCATATAGCCGTGAGCGTTCAGCATAGAATGGTATCTGTCAAGAGCAGTGGCAGCACTCGGAGCAGTACGGTAGTGTATCTGTCCGTCCGTAGCCTCATCCCATTCTTCTTTGGTCATATCCTCGAAGTCATGGTTCTTGCCGTCGTTCTCGTAGAACTCGCCACCATGGATTTTCGTGTACTCCACATTCTCGTGCTCTATCTTCCACTTCACGGCATCTGCCCTCATCTTCCACCAGGGGTCGTTGCTTTTCTTCTGAACGTTCTTCGCCAGCCACAGCATATACTTCACGTCCTTCACGTTAGGCGATATTCTGTAGCCTATCTCGTGCAAGGCATCTGTCACCTTGTTCTTGATGTAGTTCCAGAACCCGGGTTCGCCCTTGCCCTTCTCGGCGCTCTCGGCTATGAACTCCTCTATAGCGTCATAGAAACCCATAGCGTCCTTGCCCATCCGCTCCTTTACGTAGGCTCTAAGCTCAGCATTCACAGGATTGTCTAAGTCCATCCAAAGACCTCTCATATAGTCCTTGAACTTGTCTCCGAGCAATCCTCTCATGCCCTCATGTCCCACGGTCTCGTGCCAAACGGTTTTTTCCGCAGTATACGAGTCGTGGATATTCGGCATATACAGATGCACCTCGCCTGTATTCTCGTCATACCAGCCAGTCACCTGCTTACCGTTCTCAATGTCACGGCGCACCTGTCCGTTGCCAATCTCCTCAACCGAGTTCACCATCTTCACCTTACCACCAGTCTGCTTCGATACTTTCTCCACAGTCTCAGCAATCCTGCCTTCCAAAGGCTTAGAAAGGCCCAGTGAGGCGTCACCATGCTCAGTACGATAATGCACCCCGCTTTCTTCCCTTACCTTTACGCCAAGTTCCGAAAGTCTGTCAAGTACATCCTTTAGCTTGTCTGCCTTTATCTCAGCAAGCATCGTATTTCCTCTTGTCTCAAAGTTACCGCCATCTACCATTTTCAGTAGCTCTTTATCCAGGAAATACTTGCCTCCCTTCTTGTTGCTCTTCGGGACACGAATGGTATAGTTTCGTGCCATTTTCATGTAGTCGAAACCTTGCGCTATCTTCACGTCTTCGTCCGAAGAAGTAATCTCTGTTATGCCACCCTTGTTAGATGGCAATTCAAATTTTTCTGCTACGCTATTTATAGGCTTCTCGTTGGCAAGACCGTTCGGCTCAAATTTCTCAGGCATCAAAATGCCAGTCTTCACCTCGCCCGTGTCTGTTGTGTACTTAACCAACTGACCGCCCAAGCCTTGCTCCTTAGTGTCAATCAAAGCTTGCAGCAGGTTTCCGGTAATGATATATCCGTCCTTACGGCTCTCGTTGCTTGTCAGCTTGTCCCAGTTGGAGGCGTCCATACTCAGCACACGCAGATGCTTGTCACCCATCGCGGATGCCTGTCTTGTCAATCTGTCAATAATACCTATAACGTCTGCCTTGTCGCTTCCGAGTCCTACTTTCCCATTTATCGGGAACGTTATCTTTCTTCGACCGTCCAAGGTGGCGAATGATATTGTTGAGGCATTTGTCGAGAAGTTGTCGGTTATCTTTATGTCTATCAGTCTGCCATAGCTGTTGCCGAATCCGCTCAACTCAGCGGGATTGTTCATATCTGTTGGCAGCACAAATGCGTCTTCTGTGTTGAAGGTTTCAAGCGCACGCTCAAACACGCCATACTTCGCTTTGAGGTTCTTCACCACTTCGTCAAGCTTTGTCTTCTCGTCGCTATAGATGCTTTCGTACTGATAGCCAGCCATCTTTTCAATCTGCTCGTCGCTCATGCCATTTTCTTTCTGGCCCTTCTTTGCTTCCTTGATATACTTCTCCTTTGCCTTTGTTGCAGCCTTCACGGCACGCTCCTCGTATTTCTGAGTAGCTTCGGCTATCTTATTGTCAAAGTATTCTTTTGTAGCAGCTATCTTCTCAGTGCGGTACTCGTCCCAACTCTTGCCGCCCGTGAGTCCGTCCTGAGCTTTCTTTACCTCCTCGGCTTTCATAGGCTTTTTCAGCACAGCCATGTTCACCTTCTCTACATAGGTGTTGTCGGCAAAAGCGTTGTTGCCGCCTGGCTCTGAACCTTCCTTCCAAATGCCTTTGTTTATGGTCTTTGCTTTCAACGGCAACTCGGTTATCTCCAAGTCGTTTTCGCCCATTTCGTTCAGACGCTGTATCTCGGCTGCATAAAGGTCTCCTATCTCTTGCAACATCTTCTCCTGCTCTTTCACTTTCAGCAGAGCCATACGGCCAAGCAACTTGCTCGCGTCGCCCCCTGCTTCACTACTCATACCGTCAGAAGAAGCTACCAGTTTCTGCGGGTCTACTGCCGATAAGTCTGCTCCATAAGACTTCTCCCATCCGAATGGGTCTGCCATACGTGCATACAAGTCAAGGTGTTCAGCCATGTATTCCTTCACTACCTTGTCGCCGTACTTATTGGTAATGTCGGCTACCTCCATTTCATTGAACTTACTCTTCTGTGAAGAAGTGGTGTTTGCGTCCAATGATTTCAGCTTTGCCTTGAACATCATCAACAGTCGCTGCTCTGCCGGGATAAGCGACACAACGTATTCGTATGCGCCTCTTGCCACCTGCCCAGTTCTGTCTATACGTCCACGCATCTGCACCTCGTCGTTCACGTCAAGCTGCTGCTGGGCAACAATCATTACACGTTTTCTCTGGTCGGCATATTTGCTTGAAGCATGGAGTGATATACCAGTTGCAGCACTCTTGTTCAGGATTAGCGCGTCTATCTGTCCGTCGTTAAACTCTCTCGCAAGTTTCTTCTTGTCTGTGTCCGCACGCTTCACCTTCGTTACTGTGCCGTTCTCGTTATACACAAACTCTGTCTGCCTGCCAGTCAACTCGCCTACCTTATATCCTGCCTTCGTCAGTTCGTTCTTGATAACGTCGATAGGCGAGAGCGATAGTCCGGTACTTGTCTTTGTTATCTTTTCTTCAAGAGCATGGTATGCCTCCACGGCATCTGCGCCTAAGTCTGATAGGTTTATATATCCGCTTTCGCTTTCGTCTTTAGCGTTCTTGCTTGTATAGCGAAGCGTACCTTCAAGTCCTTTCTTGAGTGATGTGCCCAAGTCCGGTGCGTCCATTTCTTCGCCAAGCGCAAGGTTACCCGTCTGCGACTCGTTGGTATTGTTCAATGCTATCACAGGCTTCATGCCTTGCTTCAAGTAGTCAATAGCTCTTTCTGCTGCCGACTTTGCTTTAAGCGAGAGAAGCACTTGCTGCACAGTATTGAATGCCTTGCTTGCAAACGGTTGGTTCTTTATTCCCAAGGCTTCCGTGCCACGCTTTATGCCCATCGACGACTGCACCTCTGCAAGTTCTTCATTACGTCTGTCTACGTATGCGCTTACATAGGTTCTTTGAAAGTTGATGATGTCGTTAAACAGACCGATGATACTGTCATACTGCTCGCGCTGTTCGGCAACAACTTCGGGGGCGTCAATGGCTTTCCAGTCAATAGTCACGCCTGTCATGTCTCGCTCGCGACGTATCATCTGTCCGCATTGTGTCAGAGCCTGACTCATGATTTCCTGTAGTGTGGCTCCTCCACGCTTCACGGCATCTATCAAGTCGGATGCTTTCAGTCCTCCCTGGTTCATTGCCGTTCTTAGAGCATAGATTGGCATGTTGTCGGGACGCTTTGCGAAGGTTGCAGAGAAGAAGGTCACGTTCTTTGCCTTCTGAATGATGTGCTGGAAGTAGTTGCCTTGACCGCTGTCTCCTCCTGCTGTATGGCTCTCATCCAATATCAGATAGCCGTTCTTCATGAGCTTTTCTATAGCGTCACGTCGGGCTTGTCCGCTGATTGCTGCTGCACCAAACTTTTTGCCTTTGGCTAATTTCCTTTCCTTACGGTTGCCATTCTCGTCAAACTCATATACGCCGTTGCTTACTTGACTGTATGTTGTCAGAACGTAATCATACTCCTTTGGCAGCTCTCCGTTCTTTTCTATATAGTCAAGCACGCGCTTCACTTCATTCTTCGAAGGTAGTGCAAATACTACGTTTCCGTCTGCGTCTGTAATGGCTGCTTCTTTTGCGCTTCCAAATACAAACGGTCTTAGCTCTTTACTTCCTATATCTACCAAGTCACGATATACATCACTCAGCAAACCTGCTGTCTTTGTGAAGTATACTGGCACTTGTCCTTGTTTCTTGGCGTATCTGATAAGCGATGCTGCCTGTCTGCCCTTACCGATACCTGTCATATCACCGATGATAAAGGCATTGCCTTTCTTTGCCTGTTGCAAAGCGAGAGCTACTGAGTCTACTTGCTCTGCTGCAAGATGTGCGTATAGGTCTGCTTTATCGTTGTAGCCCAGTTCGTCAACCAAGAATTGGTCTGCGTCGCCCAACTTTTCCAAGTTCTTGTTCACTGACTCTTGTTGGTCGGCTGGCATAACGGCTTTAAGAGTGAACGGATTTTCACTTCTTGGCGCATAAGTCACCTTTTCGGCACTTAGTTCACGTACGGGTTGGTCCACCCGCTGTAGTTGTCCCCGTGGTCCCCCTCCGTTCCCGGCGTCGGTAGTCTCATCAGCATTTGGCTGAGTGTTAGGTCGTCCATTTCCTCCAGGTTCATTTCCTCGCTGCTTGTTGGTTCCAGTGGTTGGTTCCTTGCTTGAAGCAGGCTCTGTCCCTGCTCCGTTTGCTTCAGCAGCTCCGTCAGGAAGTCCTCCATTTTCACCTGGCTTGGTTCCTCCTTCTGTCCCCAATACATTGTCGGAAACTGGTTCGGCAGTCTTGTCATGTACTCCTCCAGTACGAACTGAAGGTTTTTGTTCGCCTCCTCCGTTTCCTCCTGCTCGTACTCCCTCTTCATTAGCGTCAGCAACGCTCGGTCTATTAGGCTTTGCGTTAGCGTCTTCTCCTCCTTTTCCGACGGGAGAATCCATCCTTCCACTTCGTAGTATATCATCGTTTATTCTTTTATAAAGTTCGTCATAACTCTTCACGGCTTCCGCTCTTGCCTTGTCCTTCACTGGCGGATAGGCATTCTCGTCAAAGCGTCGTCCGTTAATCAATATAATGCGTGTCGGGTATGTTGTGCCCTGCTTTGCGTACAGGCTTCCGTCCACGTTTATCACGTCCTCCACATTATAGTGGCTGTAGAGATAACCAAGCAGAGCCTTATCCTTAGGATTCAGACTTCCGTTCTTGGCGTATTCCGTCTTGCCGCCGATGATGATGGCTGCACGACCGTTGTCTTTCATACTCTCCAAGGCATTGATAGCCATCTGTCCCTCCAATGAAGAGATAGTATAACCGTCATAATCCCTTGGTGTGGCACTTCCAAATGGTGGGTTTGTCACAACCACGTCCACGTCCTTGTCCGCAAACGGCTGTGTTCCGTCTTGGCTTGTTACGTTCTTGAAGCCTTGTCTCTGCAAGTTGGCAAGTCGCTGTGCGTCGATGTCGTTCACATGTACCGCATCCTTTGGCAACCCTATTGTCAGCATTCCGTTTCCGGCACTTGGCTCCAATGCGCTCTTTACTTCCATTCCTGCCTTCACGTACATGTCTGCAAGGAATGCGTAAGGCGCAGGTGTAGAATACTGCTGCTTCATCACTCGCTCTGAGTCACGCTGGTTGAGGCTCGGCTGGTTCTCATAGAGTTTCTTGATGCGTTCAAACTTCACGGCATCGTTGGTTGATTCAGAAGAAGCGATACCTCTTGCTTTCATCACAATGGCAACTTCTGCAAGTTCCTGAAGGTCTGTATCCTTAATGTCCTTCAAGCCATGTCTCTCTGCAATCTTTCTCAGTTCTATGATGCTCTTGATCTTGCGACCGAAAGCCAGTTGAAGTTTCACGGCATCTATAAACTTCTTCTCAGCCTGCTTCCTTTCCTCGGCAGTCTTAGAGTCGCCCACAAGCTCCTCCTTGTGCTTAGGCGAACTCTTCTCGTAGTAGTCTGCCCATTCCTTCAAACTCATGCGCTGCTCGCCGTCGCGATAGCGAATGTTCATCATCTGCTCATAGATGGCATCCACGTCTTCCTTCTTGAACACCTGGGCTGCTGGAGCAAACTCCTTGCGCATTTCTTTCACCACGTCTTCAAGATTGTGCATACCTCTCTTTATTCTTAGGTAAGCGTTCTCTGCCATTGCGCTCACAAGCTTAGGCAACACTTCAAGCTGTCTTGCATTAAGTCCGATGAACGATGCCGACAAATCCTCTCTGCCTGCTTTCAGCAAGTCGTTCCAAAGGTCGTTAACCTTCTTGTTCGACGCTTCCACAGCTGCATCGTCAGCCTTTTGCTGAGGCTTATTCTCTTCGCCCATAGCTTCTGTTGCAGCCTCTTTCTCTTTAGCAAACTTCTCGGCAGCGTTCTTCATCCCCTCAATAGGGCTTGCTGAGGCTTCCACCTTAGGAGCTTCGGTAGCTTCTGTTTTATCATCCGCTTGCTTAGTGGTGTTTTTCATCTTCGCATCCTTCACCTTTTCATAGATGCTCTCATAAACGGCACGATGCAAATCATCCGTCACCTCGCCATTCAGATAATCCACCGCCATATCCTTAGCAATGTCGTCCACATCGCTACTTCTAATCTCACCCTCAGTCAAAGGATGGTCTTTCTTGTAGTTCTCCGCAGCCTTCACTATCGGATTAAGCGTATTCTCTTCTTTCTTAGGAAGAATAGCAACCTCCTCACCCTTAGGCTCAGTAAGGCCCTGCAAGGTTTCATTACCTCCCTTGTCCACAGGCTCAGAAAGGCCTAAAGAGGCATAGTCAGGCTTATTGCCACCCTCGCCATTGGCTTCTTTACTTCCCCTCGGGTCCACTCCCTTTGCCCAGTCTGCCAGCACCTTGTCTGCCACTTCCTCAGCCGTAGTAAAGTGAATACCAAGCACATCTGCCACGCCCTTCCAATATTTTGTCAGAGCCTCCTTTACTTTTTTCAGGAATCCCTGTGCCTTCGCGCTCTCAGTCACGCTCTTGCCTTCCTCCGCAGCAAGCTTTCTCACCACATCCTCAAGCTTCTTCGTTCCCTCGCGTCCCGAGTAGGTTGTTATCATTTCCTCATACAAGGCGTCGCCTTCCAGTTCGGGGTACAACTTCTGCACCTCATCCTTCAGACCCTCCACCTCATCGAAGAGTTTCTTCACATTCTCCCACTCCTTGGGGTTCACCTTGCGCAGCATGTCACACCACAAGTGCGCATACTCATGTAGGGGAGTCTCAGGCTTCATCTTCCTTGTGTCAAGATAAATCTTCTCACCGTCAGTAAAGCCGTACACCTCACCATTGGCAGTGCGGAAATACTTTACTTCCCCCTGCTTCTCCGAATTGCCTTCAAGTTGAGTTCCGTCATCTTCTCCAGCCATTCCACGTCGGTCGGCTCTTCGTCCGCCCTGAGCTTTTCCATCACCCAGTCCATTGCTTCTCTCAATTCCTGGTCTGATAAAAGACTCAAACTTATCGCCGTCTGTTCGTCCGGTATATCCAGCCTCCTGCATACCATCACGAACAGCCTTTGTAGTGCCGTCAAATCCATACTTCTTTAGTTTGTCTTTAAATAGTTCATAATTCTCTCTTGATGCCTCCACAGCGTCAAAAAGAGTTATAGTATGATTCTTATCAACACTGTAGAAGTACCATTTGCCATCATGGGCGGAGAAGAATTTTACCGTACCATCTTCTGGGACTTTTTCAAGTTTACGCGTGATGTAATCACCATGATACTGCGATATTTCATTCCACAACATATCTGGGTCGGTATGTAGCTTATCGGGTAATTGTTTCATACCGACTACTTCACCACCTGCCCAACGGCTGCGATGCTCCTTGATTTCATTATCAATCTGCAAGCCTCTCTTAAGGGCTTCCAGTATCTGGTCCGACTTCTTCACGCCCTTTTCGGGTGCGCCAATCTTGAAGCCTGCCTTCTCAAACTCTATGCGCTGTCTTGGTGTCAGCACGTTCTCGGGTATCTCAACCTTAGCGTCGCCCACAAACTCCTTGGCTCTCTGTGCTACCTCAGCGTCCGACAATACTCTTACTGGCTTGCACCAACGAGAGAGGATAACCTTTCTTGCGCGTCCTGTCTGCTTGTACACCTCGCCACTCACAACGCCACTCTTCCAGTCTACCTCACCTACAGCGTCCTTGGCTCTTTCTGCCTTGTACCCGCTACTCAGTTCGCTCACCGGAACCTCGCATTCCACGACAACGATGTTCGGACGAATCCAAGCCGACTTGAACTGGTCGTTCAACGGCGAGCGTGAAGTATGCCAATACGGATTGTATGCAGCAGGAATGTCCGTAGCCTTCTTGCCAGTCGCATCCTTGCCGCCCTTGTCGAGCTTGAACTTCCATTTCAGTTCGCCCGTCTTCTTGTCTACCTTCTGCTCTTTGGTCTTCGGGTCAATATCGGGAATAGCAAGGTCGGGGTTCTCGTCTGCACGAATCCATGTGCCAAGCTCGTTTGCCTCCACACGCTTGCCGTTCACGGCAGCTGCCATAGGAGGATAGAGCTTGCCGTCTATCACCTGCATAGCACGGTAAACCTTCACGGTCTCGCCATTCTCCAATTCTTCAAGCGTAGCCTCGTCAGTCTCCTTGTGGTACTTCAAGTTCGAATCGGTCTCCTCGCTCTCACGGATCACCTCCTCAGCCGTCTTCTCGTCCGTCACCACCTCAATACCAGTCTTCTTGGTTATCTCCGTGGCAATCCGCTTGACGGCCTTGTCTACTTCTCGCTGTCCTTCTGTTGGTTCGCTTCCTCCTCGCGCTTGCGGTTCAGTTCCCTCAGAGCTGCCAGCATCGCCATTTCCTTCTTTGCTTGAATGTCTTGTTTCATAGTCTTCCCAGTTTCTAAGTTTCAAAAATTCCTTTATAAACTCTTCATTCGTAGGTCTCTCGCCGAACATTTCCGTCTGATTAGCGTCCGCATAAGGAGCAGCATTTCTGTTATATGCCATCATCAGCTCGCGGAAGTCCTCAACATTGCCCTCCAGAGCAAGAGCGATAGCCTGCGAGATAGGGTCGTATCTGTCAGCAGCGTTCTCGCCAAACATAGCAGGAGTTCGCAAGTATGCATCCACACCGCTTCCGCCTTGACGTGCCTCGTACAGCAACTGTACAGCCTTGTCTATCTCTTTCATCAGAGCATAGTCGCCAAGTTTCATGTTGTCTGTCACAGCACGGATACCGTTCAGAGCCTTGGTTTTCAGCATGGCGTCAGCACCCATCATGCGGATAGTATTTTCTGAGAACACGCTGCCAAGCAACAGGTTCTTCACAAAGTCCTTGCCAGCTGCCGAGAGCTTGTCCTCACCCTCACGCAATCCGGCTACCTCGTTCAAGCCAATAACGCCCTTATCAATTAAACGCTTTAGCAACGAATTTATTGCAGTAGGATTGTTAAAGAATGCGTCAAGACTGCCACTGCCCTCTATCTCGGCTATAATGGCACTTACCTCGTCAGTACTTAACACCTTGGCATTCTTTACCGACTGCTCTGTATTGCCAATACTCTTGGTCTCTTGCCTGTTGAAAAGGTCAAATGTCTTACTTGTAAGCGGCATCTTTTTGTCGGGAACAAAATATACTGTACCCTTAAAGCCTGCCTCTTCTATTTGCTTTGGAGTCCAGCCGAAGCCTTCTGCGTTTTCACTTAGGCTCTCATAATACTTGCCGTCAGTACCATAGCGTTCCGCAAGTTGTTTACCCATAGTCGTGCCATTTCCGCTTAACAGAATACCATCCTGCACAACTGGCACGTTCTTTAGTGCTTGCCCGCCAAAGTCTCTGCCAATTTTCTCTGTAAACAGACGCGAATCCTTGTCTTTGTAAGAACGTGAGTTTGAGGAAGATCCGTCTTCATTAACTGGGAACCCCTCGTTCTGCTTAAAATCATTAAAAGGGTCGTGCGAAGGTGTAAGTCCTGAAACTTCGCCATAATAGTATTGACCAGTTATCTTAGTTCCGTCAGGAAGAGTGATAGAGCCACGTCGTCCGGGAATCTTCTTTGATTTCTCGAACTTCTCTCGCACAGCAACACTCACTTCACCTACCGAACCTACACTACCTACGTCACCTACACTACCTACCTTCTCCATTCCAGCCTTGACCTTTTTCTCAGTCATTGCCTTCTTGATATTGGTATATAGCTCCAGCTCTGCTTTGGCTGCCTCAATAGCAATCTTCTTCTGAGCCTCAGCCTCCTTGGCGTCGTTCAAGTCGCCCGTGTAGTCCACCTTTATCTTCTCGGCGTCCTTCAGCGTCTTCTCGGCTCGCTTTATCTGTCCGTCTACAGCAGCCTCAGCATTCTCGCCAAACTGCGAAGACATCCACTCCGCCCCCTGCTCAGGACTCATCTGCGAGTAGTCAGCAGTCTCACGACCTTTCGAGTCCTTCATCATCGGCACAGGCGTACCGTCCGCAAGAGTAGCAACAGGCTCCTCACCCACAGGTGTAATCTCTTTCTCACTCACAGGCTCAGTCGGCTTAGTAAGGTCCAGTAAGGCTTCATTACCTTCCTCGCCCACAGGTTGTTCCCCAGGCTTAGTTTGGCTTAGAGAGGCTTCGTTAGGCTTACTATCCTGCTGCATTGCCGCATACACCTCAGAGTTCAACTCCTCCAGCTGTCGCTGATAGTCCTTGGCATACTCTTCGCTTGACGTGGTACGTTCCAGTGTCACGTCCTTTGCATGCACGAAGTCCATTTCACGAGTAGCAGGGTCATACACCGTCAGCATATCACCGTCACGTACTCTGCCTTCACCATCAAACGCAACGTCTCCAGCTCCGACAATCAGCACCCTACCCTTGTCGTCCTTCACGAACACCATCTGCTCGCCATTCTGCTTCTCTCCGTTCAGCTCGCCCTTATAGCTCCACTGGCCGACGTGCTTCTGTGTCGTCTCCACAATCTTGTCCTGCGTACCCTTGAACATTCCCTGCGCCTTTGAGAGGGCGTTGATATAGTCTGCAAGTGGTGCAAGCTGCTCCTGTGTCAGTCCGGAATTGAACAGCTCCATATAAATCTGCGGATTGCTCATGCCGTCCTTCTGCATGCGCTCGTACTCTTCCTTCAGCACGTCGTTGCTGTCCATTGCTGCCTGCAAGGCATCCTCCGTCTTCGTAAGGTCACCAAGCACCTCAGACGCAGCCTCATTGTTAGGAGTCTCAGTACCCAGACCGTTCTCCTCCACAACGTCCTTGCCCTCAGTGTTCGACTGCTCTGCATGCAACGTACCAGGTACAAACTGCTCGTCCTCGTAAGCCTTTCTCAGAGCCACACAAGCGTTCTGTTCTTCATCGCTGCGTCTAAGCGGTTGCTTGTCCATTGCAGCCTTCAACTGCTCTGCAGTCATGCCGTTAGCCTCTGCTACAGCTTCAAGAGTTGCCTGTGCCGTCTTCTCATCCTTAATCTGTGCAGCACCATAGGCATTGCTCAGACGCTGATCCTCACGCTTCATGTTCAGCGAGTAAATAATGGAGTTACGCTCGTCAATGCTCTTGAAGCTGTTCTTCGACAGCAGTTCTCCATTCTTGCTGTATTCGTTCACAGAGCCGCCTTCAATACGGCAATTCTCCATCATCGGACGTGCCGAAGGAACGGTGCCCATAACCAAAGCCGAGAACTTAGCCTTTGTGTCCCAAGGAATGGTGTTGTCTGCCATTATCTCGTCGTAGGCAGTCTTCACAAACTCAGCGTCTGTGTCCCTATACGACTCCTCGCCTTTCCCTTTGGCTGCGGTCTTCTTTGCTCGCATCGCCCAAGATGTCAGACTCTCTTTTCTCGTCAGCGGATTGTTGTGTGCGTCATATCCATAGATTGATTCATTGCGCTTCGGCGCAGACGCGCTTCCGAACAGCTGCTCTTTCTCCTCATTAGTGAAGGTATATCCACCAAAGGCTGCTCTCTGTCCGTCCGATGTCATAAGACCATTAATGTTTCTCGCCACCATATCAAGGTAGCTTTCCTTTACGCCGTCCTTGCTCTGGCGCTTAGGCAGTCTTGCGTGTGTCAGCTTCAAGGCTACGACGTTGGCGCAAGCCTCAAGGTTACCCTCAATGCTCGTCCAGTCTGTATCGTGCCCCTCTATAGCCTTGGCCACATTGCCGCCTATGTGCATACCTATTCCTTCCATCGCCAACTGGAACGCCTTGGCTGGAATACGCTTCACGCCACTTACGTTATAGATTCCAGCTCCTACAGCACCGCCAATACCGCCCATGGTTGCCCAACTCGCGCCCTCAGACAATCCGCCCATAGCCATCACCTTTACGGTATTGCCAATAGAAGTGTCGTCGCCAGTAGAGTAGTTCTGCACAGCTGCATTCGTCGAGCCATACAGCACACCAGTAATGCCCTGACTTACCATGCCCGAACCTGCCATACGTGCTATACGACCACCTAAAGTACTGTTCGCAATCCTCGCTGTCTGTGCCACACCATTACCGAATACCTTGCCAGCTACGGCTGCACCTGCCTTGCCTGCTGCACCAAATACTGGGGCGTCCGCAACAAAGCCCAATGTGCCTCGTGCCACTCTCGCGGCCATACCAGGATTTACATCAGGGTTCTCCCCATTATCCGTCATAGCCATACCCTGCTGAGCGTATTGTCTCTGCTTCTTCGATGTCATGCCCATAGACATTATAGTGCCAAGCATCGACTCGTTTACACCACGAAGAATGTATTCTGCCGTGCTCTTCGGCATACTACGGCTCAACTCGCTCTTGTCAAAGTCTGCCGCCAATTTCGCTTGCAGTCCCGGTATGAGGCTCTTTTCTACGTACTCCTCTGGGCTGATGCCGTAGGCTGCTGCCTTCAGCCCTATCTCCTCCTGCATCTTCGGCTGTGACAGGACTTTTGCAATGTCCGCATTTGCCTTTTCTTGCAGATGCTTCAAGAGCTTGTCGGGGTCAAGCGCTTCATTATACGCCTTTCCTGCTGCCATATAAGCAAATGGAGACGCCTTGCTTAACACCGACTCTGCTGCTGCACCTTTCGCTGTTGCCGTCTTGAACTCATTAAGTATATTGTCAGACACATAGTCGTCAAGGTGTTTGTTAGCAAACTCCAAACCGCTCTCTACCAATTGGCGCTCTGCTTGCTCTTGGGTGTTTATAACGTGGGCGTTTACGTTCGCGTCGCCTGTATCCACAACGGGAGTTTTCAGACGTGCCTCCTTTTCGTGCAATGGTTTCATTACCTCCTTGCCTGCTTCACGTCCAGCCTGCTCTATACGTCTATCGAGTGCCTGCTGCTCTCTGTGTGTCCTGCCCACCATCTGCTTTACAGCACTCGGCTTCGTGTAGTCTATGGGCATCTGCTCTTCATCGCGTCTTTTCAAGGCGTCAGCCTCCCTAAGGCCCTTCACAAGCGCACTTTCCTTATCCCCATTACCCAAAGGCTTAGTAAGGCCTAAAGAGGCTCCATGAGGCTCATTACCCGCAGGCTTAGTAAGGCCCAGTGAGGCATAGCTCGGCTCAGCACCCGATTCTTCCTTTCCCCACTTTTTCTGCGCAACCCTCAGCGCTGCCTTACCTAAAGAAGTCTTAGGCTGATACTTTTCCCTTCTCACGGTCTGTCCCGTAAACAGATGCGCACCGAAGTCACCGACCCTGCCCGCATCCTTCACGTCAACATCACCTCTACGTCCCGTCTTGCGGTCTATCACCTCCATACGGGCACCTGGGAAAGCCTTCGCAAAACCCTCCCTGTCATTGTCAAACGCTGCCTTGTTCACAGTATGCCTGTTTCCCTTGGCATCCTTGAAATAATAATATCTGTTATCTGGCATATTTTATTGTTTATATAGTTACTTCACATACTGACTCCAGTCTGTACCCTTGCCCTTGTTCGTAGGCTTGCTCTGGGGCTTCGGCTTACTGCCCGAGCCTTGCCATCTGATAGGATTGGCGCCCTTGCGCTGTTCCCTAATCTGTTTCGCCTGACTCTTCGATACCGTCTTCGTCACATTGCGCACCTTCTTCTTGCCCGAAGTGTTCACGCCTCGCTGGGCTGTCGCGCTCGTCCTTACGTCCGTATAGCCAAAACCGTCTCTGAATGTCTTTCTCAACGACTCGCCCTTGCCAGAGCTGTCAAGCAGACCATAACTGATAGCGCCTTGTATTATCTTGCGTGCTTGCGACATATTCGGCTTAACTACCGTGCCGTCACTTGCAGTATATCCGTTCAGCGCAAGCACCAGCTCACGCTGCTTCTGAGGAGTAATCATGCCAATACGCCGCATTTCATTCCAAGCCTGCAATTCCTGCTGAGGCGTAAGCTGTTTCTTGCTTGCCAATCGGCCATACGGAGTAGCATAGCCATAGCCTCCGCCAACACCGCCACTACTACCGCTTCCCGAGCCTCCAGCCACACGTGCCTCCTTTGCTCTTGCTAAAGCCAGTCTGCTTGCGCTGATGCCTTCTTGAGCCTTGTTATGGCGTTTGGTCTCGCCAAGCCTTTCGCCCGATAGCTTCAAGTTACCCTCCTGAATGCCAAGCATACCCTTACGATACTCATCCATGGCCTTAGCCGCTTTGTCTGCACGCTCGCCAGCCTTCTGTTTCAGCTCGATGTTCATAGCCTTATAAGCTCTGTCTGCATCTGCTGATGCCTGCTTCATGCGTAGGTTGGCATTCTTATACGCAGCGTCCGCTTCCAACGCTGCCTGCCGTGCCCGTTCGTTCTTCCTCTGCTGCAGACCTTTCTGCAATCCCTCCACAGGATTGTTGAACCTCTGCAAAGGCGCTCCCTTCGAAGTGTTGTAGATGTTGCCCATGTGTCTTATAGCGTCAGCAAGCGTAGCAATGCGCATCTTGTTACGTGTCATACGCTCGTCGTATTCGTCCGCACTCTCACCACTCCTTATGCCGGGACGTTTCTTTATCAAACCGCCAAGCCAACCGAAGAACCCTCCGTCCTTCTTGGTGTCGTCTTTCTGAAACGTAGGAGCATTCTGCACAACAGAAACATTAGCAGCACCATCACCCACAGGCGCAGAAGCGCCCCCATTCAATGGCTTAGTAGGCTCAGAAAGGCTTAGTGAGGCCTTGTCACCCACAGGCCCGAACCTGCCCACTATGCCATTACCAGCAAAAGCATTGAAAGGAGCAGCAGGCGCACCATCCTTACCTCCCTCAGCCAAAGGCTTAGTAAGGCCCAGTGAGGCATAGCCAGGCTTAGTACCAGCAGGCTCATTACCACCCACAGCATTAACATCTTCCTTCTTCAATTTCCCCTTTTCACTTCCTACCATAAGCTGCAATATGTTTCTTTATAAGGTCACAAGCACCGTCAATCTGCTTGATGAAAGCATCAGCCTTGTTGGCACGCTTATACTGAAAAGCTGTCTCCTCCTCAAGTATATCAACGTTCTCACGCAGACGGGCAACTCGCTTGGCGTTGTTCTTCTTTATCTTGTCAATCACCTTGTCTTTGTATATCAAAGCACTCTCAGCCGACTTCAAGCACTGCTCAAACCAGTCACGTTCCTTCGCCACACCAGCAAGCGCAGTCTTCAGACGCTCTATCTCAGCTGCCTGCTCGTCAATGAGCGAATCCCTCAGCAGACCGGCTGCTTCCATCACACGATTTATATCAGCCTTGCTCGGCTTAGGACAAACAACTCTCTTATTCTTTCTTTTCGACATAATCAATCAACATTTAACATTTAACATTTAACATTCAACACTCGATTACACTCCCGTCACGTTCTTCAACTTCTTGTTGTCATACAGAGTATCGTGAATGTACTCCGCATCATTGAACTTCGGAGTCAACGAACCGCCAGCAGCAGCCTTGGCACCAGGAGAGTTCACGTCAATATCCAGACTCTTCTTCGTTCCGGCACCGTCCAACATCGAAGCTGCATTCATCAAAGCATTGCTCATGTTCTGACCCGCATCACTCGCATTCTGGGCCTGCTGATTGTAAGCATCCTCACGCTCCTTCGAAAAGCCCATCTGATTCTGCATGTGCTGAGCGGAAACACTCTCCTTCTTCGCACTGTCACGAGCACCGATGTTGGCAATGGCATCACCCATAGTTCTGTTAGCGGCCTCCTTTGCCATCGCTGCACTCGCCGCAGTTCCTCCTGCAACAGCAGCAGCTCCGTCTGCCTTACGGATATAATTGTCCTGCACCTCCTGGGCACGACGCAACAGATTCTGACCAGCCTTGGTGTCCAGATAATCCGTGTTGTAAGCCTTCTCGTACCAAGCCTTCTCTGCATTCGCACGATACTGACGCTCCCTCGCTGCCTTCTTGGCTGCACGGCGAGCCTTGGCACCACCAAACAAACTACCAGCTACACTACCAGCCAAACTCGCAGCAGCAGCTATCCACTGAGGATTGTTCGCTCCTGAAATCTCACTAATGCCTAATGGCAACCTGAAAAATCTATTCAATTCAAACATATCTGTAAACTTTAATTTATCAATCAACAAAAAAACTACTTCATATACCCAACACGCTAAGACTGTAAACACCAATGACCTCCTTTTACAGGAGTACCTTTTTGGCGGAAATATGAACGACCTCCTATCAGCAGAGTACCTTTTCCAAGGGAAATTTGGACGGGTAGAGGACATTTACACCTATGCTTTTATCTACTATAATTTGTCCGCAGTACCTAAGGGGGTGGGGGTCTGTGGTCGTTTCCGTATATGCCTATCATCCCTGCCGTTCCCCTCGTCATCCACCGTCACATCTATGCGCTTCATCATCCTCCACATCATCACATACAGCGAGAAGAGAGACAGCTACATCGCCACGTTATTCATACACCCTTACGCCAAACGCCCATATTCCATGGCAAAAAGCATTACTATTGTATTACCTTATTGTTGTTCTTGAGCGCAACACGCTGTATTTCAGTACTTTGGACGCTTTGTATATGAACCCAAAAGGGTCACAAGTCTTTTGTTTCGATGATTGGATAGCATCTTAGACACATCTTGGACATACCTTGGACACGCCTTGCAGCCTTGGCAATAGGCTAATTCCGCCCTTTCGTAGCTTAGACCACGTCCATTGCAAGCCATCTAAGAACCTTGTAGGCGTATATACGAGTCTTGCAACCGCAAATATACGCTCAAATCTGCATCAAATTACTGTTTTTCGTCTGCTGTCAATATCACAAAAAAGTCACAAATCCTTTTGTCGGAGCTTCAATGTAAAAAATCCGACTTTTTGAACACTTTTCGGGTCTAACCCCCGTAATTTTCGAGACCAAGGGCAAATAAAAAAAGGAAAATATGAACAGTCAAGGAGCATAGATATGTACGCACGAAGAAGCGGTTTTTGTACCAAAAAAGTCAAACAAAGGTCAAAAAAGGGTCTCATATCGTGTGCGAAAGTCTGTAAAAACGGTCTGAAGGTCGGAAAAACACGGAAAAATCACTAAAACACGCCTTGTACGCTCTCTAACTGCGCACAAAGCACCCACACGCATAAACACAAAAAAGCCACTCCAGTGAGGATAGAGTGACTTATATATATAGAATGAAGGGTGTTTATCCTTTCTATTATACTTATATGGAAGAATGAAGAACAATGGGGAGATAAGGGAGGCTGCGCCTCCCAAGGGCTAACGCCCTGCCCTCCGCTGGCTACCGCCTTGGATGCGTGCTTGACAACTCTTCTACTATTGTCCAGAACTCCTCGAAGCTATCGGCAGTGTAGTGCACACCATCGCAGCGGATGAAAGCAGCGAAATCTGTATCCTTATTTTGAGTTGGTGCGCACACCTCCTCGGGAGAAGCAAATAACTGCCACATCGGTACGTTTAACACGTTCGCCCATTTTTCGAGGGTTGGGTATGAAGGTTTATTTATCTGTAGATAGAGCGCTGTATAGCTAATATTAAGCATCGCAGCAAACTCCTTAAGCGAAATATGTCGCTCATTAAGTATTTCTTTAATACGTGTCATATCTGTTAATAAGTATTTACTTGTGCAAATATACTCATTTTCTTGTTAACATTAAGCATATCCTTAGTTAATACGTGTTAATATTAAGTATTTTCTTAACGAAAAACTTGCACAACATTAAGTATTTACTTAACTTTGCAATCGTAATCAAGTAACAAACATCAATAACAATAAAACATACGATTATGGAGATTTACAAAATTAAGAGAAACGGATGCGAGGTAAATGTAATATTTACAGGTAAGCAATACATCTTTCACAACTCATATTTCGGTATACTCGCTGTGGCAACAAGAAAAGGTTATAAGGATGAAGAAATGCGCACCTTTATTCTTGAGTACGGAAACGAAAACACGTTAGGAGGTTCATTTGGTGGTAGCTATTGCGAAACAATGGCAAAGCAGTTCATCAACAAGACAGAATCACAATACGTGAAGTGTAAAACTTATTACGAAGTTGAGGAAGTTGACGTGAACAAAAAATATTATATAGATATATTGACAAAGGAACGCTAATTGAAGATAAGGAGGGGCGTTGCCCCTCCAAGGCTTCGCAAACATCAATAACAATAAAACATACACATTATGAGAAAGTATATAGTTATCGACATTTGTAAGCATTCTGGTCTGTACAACCTGCAAATAGTTGCAGAGTATACCGACAGAGAAAAAGCACGAAACGACGCACGGCAGCGCAACGAGAGCAATACAAATAAAAATCATTATTATAAGGTTTACATAATATCACATCCTTTATTATCCTAACAGCTATGAAGAAGTACACAGTTTACACTTTCAGAAGTAAGCGAGGATGCGAAGCGTACATCAAGACGCACAGCATAGAGGAAGCCCTCGAACTCGCAAGAAAAGCAGGTGAAAATATAGAACTTACAGATTTAAAGAGGATGCTATAAACACTATCCGTGAGCGGTAGGCGCACATCGGGTTCGAGACCCGACACGGAACTAACTTTTAAAACATACAGATATGATAACATTAGCACAAGAGATTTGTTGTGTAGATTGCAAATATGCGCACTTCTATTTCAGCAACATTAATTCTTGCTTTGACAAGATTGTTTGTCAAGCTAACGGCAACCCAAACGGATGGAGCGGTTGTAGTAGATATTCAACAAAACATTAACCCCTCAAAACATTACAGCTATGACAACAGATTTATGGATTTTGCTTATTGTCTTCTCAGCGATAGTCAACTATGTAGGTGGAGTATATGTAGGGAGGCACTGGGATGAAGACTAAAGCAGAAGATAAGGGGGCTGCCGCCCCCAAGTCCCCTAAGACACGGAAAGTTCTGTTGAGTACCGCTGATGCGATAATGCTTCGAATGATACTCACTAATTATCGAGACGAACTCACAGCACTTCTCAACCGTGCAAAGTCAAGCAACAAGGCGAAAGCCTATGCAACCGAGAACATAAAAATAATAGATGATTTAAAACAAAAGATATTTGGACTATGAACAAGTTATTAGTAGCAGCATTGATAGCAAGCACAGCACTTGCAGCAGTAGCAACAAAGAAAACAACAGACGCAGAGTACGACAGAGCGCAGATTAAAGAAGACGTGCGCTTGCTGATGAACGACATCGACGAGTACGGAGACATCGACACTTATACAGGTTCAGACCACTTCGAACGTCTCTACGAATGGTCGCACAACATCGAACGTAATGATAAAGATTAACGGCATCACCTACGAAGTAGGCTTGTCAATGGAAGTGGCAGGAACGATGTGGTTCTTTCGCAAGATAGTCGAAGGGCGAGAGACCACACGCCACTTCTGGACAAAGCAGACACTTGAGAAATACCTCCGCACCCTGCCTAACAAGATAATCAAACGAGAGGTTCTTGCAATGCTCAGGCAGACACACGGCAGGGCAGCAGCCATAAGGCGATAAACAATCCGTTGGGGACAGAAACCTATTCGGAGCGACACCGACAACGGAACGAACTTTAAAAACAAAAAGATATGAAAACAAACATTATTCCCTGTCCTATCAATGAAAAGGACATATGCAGCGACATTCTATTCGACGACCTATTCGATAATAGCGAGTACGTGGAGCGAGGAAACAGGTACGTCGGTTTCATCTGTGACAAAGTCGCAAAGGTCGAATATTACAACAACTACGTTCATATTTCATTCGAAAGCACAATAGACGATAGAGAGACAGAGCAGATTGAGGAATGGGCACGTACAATAGAAGACAGCTATAACGAAAACTTGATTGACGAAGATGTGCGCTTGAATGTCCGCATTAAAGTCTTTGCCAAGTCAAGTGAAGTATACTTCGAGTATATCATCACAGAAAACTAAACTGACAGGCTGAATGTGGTTTAAGCCACTCCACTTCGATGCGAGGTCGAAGCAGCCACAAATATTAATCAAAAACATACGAATATGAAGTACACAGTAGTAATTGTCGAGACTCTCTCACGAAAGGTCGAAGTCGACGCAGCAGATGCACAGGAGGCGAAGCAGATAATAGCCGAGCAGTACAACAACGAACAGATAGTGTTGTCAGCAGATGACTTTTACGGATACGAAATTGAAACGCTATGACAAGCTATCAGCACCTCTACAATATCATTATGAGCCGACCGCTCACGGATGATACCTACAGCGAGCGAGCCTACAGCGTACTGCATGCAGCATACCCACAGGCGAACCTCGCACAGATAAACGAAGCAGCCACAACGGATTGGTGCAATTCGTTGTCCGACGAGCAGAATATCAACAGATGTAAATACTTAGCAATATGACACTACAGGAATATCTTGAAAAGAAGTTAGGAGAAATGGCTCTGCAAGACGCCAATTTTCGTGAACGCTACGAGGACAAGCAGAAGTCTATCAAGAATTGTCTTCTATATATCACGCAGCAGGCTCACAAGCAAGCCGTAAACGGTTGCGCAGCCATATCCGACGATGATGTCCTACAAATGGCAGTCCACTACTATCAAGAGAAGGACGTTGAACCGACCAAGCAAACGATACCGGCTAAGGTCGTGGCAGCACCCAAGGAGGAAAAGCCGAAGACAGCCGTGCTCATCCCGAAGCCACAGCCGAAAAAGGCAAAGAAAGTAGACAACTCATTACAACTTGATTTATTCGGAGGAATGTAATGTGAAACCACGCACGAAGATAGAGAGAGAGGTTGTCAGCCTCTCTCACAAGTTAGGCGAGATAAATAAGCGTGACACCGCTCACATCATCCGTCATACATACGGCTCGTGTAAGTATGAGGAAATGTACAACCGCTGCTATGTCGTTATCAATCAAGCCTACAAAGGTTGGCAGGTACTCAGATATATCCGCATCGACCGCCACCGCAACAGAGCGAAGGAAGTTTCCTACACAACTTGGGAAGTCTTTCAGTTTTGGAACAAGGTAGGCGAGAAGCAGATACTTCTCGCACGTCAGCGCACACTCGGTCCATACATTGACACCTTTGCTTACTCTTCGGATTTGGAGGTTCGCCCTAACCCTACATACGTGTATGACCATTTTGTAAATGTATCTTACACATATCTCTACAACAAGTCCGTTGAAGGTGCTTACCGCTACGCAGCCGAATACATGGAGGAGAACAAGCTATATCGTTGGTATCGCTTCTTGTCTTGCGACAAGTTTGCCGAGACGATAATCAAGCTACGTCCGAAGCTCGCAGAACACATGATATTCAACGGACGCTGCAACAAGGCATACATCAATGCTGTACGCATAGCTATGCGCCACAACTACGAAATCATCAACCCCTCACGCTATTTCGACCTCATCCGAATGCTCGTTAACCTTAAATGCGACCTCAACAATCCGCACTTTGTCTGCCCCGAGGACTTCGAGCACACACACCAATGGGCGGTTGAAGCTTCAATGTCCGAGGACGAGCGCAGGAGACGTGAAGCCGAGCGAACAAGGCAGCTACACGACATGCAGAAGAAGGAGAAGCAGAATGCAGACTACATCAACCGTTGCAATCGTTTCTTCGGTGTTGAGATAACCGACGGCACAATCTCCTGCCACGTACTACGCAGCGTAGCCGATTTCTTCGAGGAGGGCACAGCGATGCATCATTGCGTCTATGCTAACGAGTATTACGCTAAAAAGAACTCGCTTATCCTTTCCGCTCGCATAAATGACAAGCGTATCGAGACCGTCGAGGTAGACCTGCAACAGATGAAGGTAGTTCAGTGCTACGGTGCTTGCGACAAGTTCACAATCTACCACGACCGCATCGTCTCGCTCGTCAATGACAATATGAATATCATAAAACAATGTATGACATCTAAACAAATAGCAGTATGACAAGAAAAGAAATCTACAAGTCACGCTTCCGTTCACTTAACACGGCTGAGAAGAAACGTATTCTCAGCCGACTTTTCCCCGACGGCTACATCGAAAGCAAGGACAATATCCCCGACGAACAGACCTTTGCGGGCTACACCGAAGACTTCGGACTCATCGAAGTCCGATTTTCCCTGTTCGACAGCCGTATAGACATATCTCGTGAGTTCGATACAGAAAGGGAAAAGTGGCTGTTCATCAACGACATCACAAACAGGGCACTCGCCAAAGACAATGTCTATGCCAAGAACGTCGAACAGACGTTTCCGTTCGATGGCAATTCCTACTACTTCGTAGCCGATATGAACAAGCACAAGTTCTTCATCGGACTGAACCAAAATAAATCACAAGCAATCTAAAACGATACAACTATGAAAAAGAAATTCACATTCCATTTCCCTATGACAGGTGAAACTATCACACGAGAACTCAACCTCCTCGCAGTCAAGGACGCTACAATCAAGTATCTCCGCAAGCAGTCAGAGGTACGAGGCGACATCTGCCTTGTGTCCGACGAACGAGAAGAAATCGTCGCAATGGCGCATATAGATGAGCACATGCACGTCAAGTTCTTCACCGAAGACGACAGCGTGTCTGACATTAAAGCCATTGGCGATGTTTCACCCGAAGTTAACGACCCGACTCGATAATTTTATTTATCTTTGCACAAAAGAAAGGAGGATATATGAAAACACAAGATTGGTGTGTAGTTGTCATTATCATTATCTGCATCATTATTTCTTGCTGAAGATAAGGCTACACCACGGGAGGAGGCACAAACCTCCTCCCTCCATTTTTACAAACTAAACCAAAACCGTATGAAATCAATAATAGTAATATACGACGACCTTTTCGAACTCGACCGCACGGAAGTCTCCTATCAAGGCGAGACACAGCTCAAGACTATCATCAAGTCGCTCATGGCTGACTATCCCGAGAGCGAGAAAGCAGAAGTCTACAACAAGATAACGCAAAACCTCATCCTTGCCTACCGACGTGACCACAAGGGCAACCTCATTGAGATAGAGCGTTATATCCGCAAGCGAGCCGTCAGCCACGCCCCTCGCAACACCGTCAAGCAATACACGCAGCGTATGACGTTTTGGATGGAGCCAGCTGTCTACGAACGGCTTGACGCATTGAGAGGCAAGCGAGCCAAGTATGTCCGTGATGCAGTAGTGGAGAAGTTGGAGCGTGATGGAGACCCCATCCCTCCCGACCCTCTCGCAAAGGAAGAAGGGCATCCCGATAGACGCTACCATCGCATGTTCAAGAACCTTCCTCCAAATGTCCGAACGTACAACGAGCGTCAGACCTACCGCTCACCGCTCACCATCATCAATACCCCCGAAAACCTTTGGCGAGTGTCTTATGGCGAGTTTTCCACAATCCCTGGCGCACCGTCCGTCGAACACAAAGACCTCCTTTCTGCCCTCGAATGGTTAGACAGATGGATAAAAACATACGACAATAAATGGATTGTCGGGAAAGTTATCAAGGACGAAGAGAAATAAAACCTCTTCGCCCTTTTTGTTGCTTTAAATCAATAAAACCGTACATTTGTTTATAAAATCTTTATAAACGCTTACACTTTGTTTTTATTTTCGCTATCTTTACTTTTTCTTAAAAGATAGGCTTATGAAACATTCAGCAACAACAGAGGTGAACGTAGTCCTCAACCGCTCAATATTCTTCTTTTATGCGAAGTCTCTAAGGTACGTGCCTATCCTCCTTATGCTCTGTCATTGGTATGGAGTATACAGCTTTCACGACAACCCACGTGAGATACTCATAGACATACGTGAGAACGAGGAGTGTATCGCCTACCTCTATTTCATGGTCTACATCTTCCCCGTAGTCTTCATGCTCCCTGCAAGCCACTTCTTTAAGCTGTGTTGGATTTGGCGCATACCGTTCCTCTACATCATTGGCACCAACGCCATTCGCATATATTACCGCTCGTGGCTCATAAGCAACGAAATGTACGATGCCGACTTTATCTTAATCGTCATGACAATAGCACTCTATGTCTACGCTTTTGCGCATATAATATGTCGAACCTTCACAAAAAACAAGCAGCTATGAATGTACGCAATTTACTTGCTGACGCTTTCGATAGCGCAGCGTCACGTCTCCGCAACAACACATGCGGAATGACCGACCAAGAAATGGAGGCAGCTCTCCACAAGATGCTCTACCTACTCGACTCCGACCACCACTTCAACGAAGCCGATGCACGAGCAACCATCGCCCGTATGTACTATTTCAGCGACGACACGCACAAAAGCTACGCACCGTTCTTTCCCTACGAGGATATACGTGCAGCCTACGACAAGATGCAGCTCACCTTGCCCGACGATTACAACTTTTGGGACTTCTGCGTCACGGTCAATCTCATGTACTCCAACCATATAGAGACTCTCCGCTCGTGGTTTCGTGACCGTAGCCGGCTGCTACAGAAGACGTGCGAGTTAGCACGAAGCTTTCTCCTTGACGAGGACACCGACCATCCGTCTGACAAGATTTGGTGGTACGTCAATTCCTAAGACCAACAAAAAGCGGATAGGGCAGGACTTATTCCTCTCTATCCGCTTTTTGCGTCAATCGTCAATGTATTTCTCTATCACCTCGGGATTATACTCCGCACCATATCCGCAGGCCTCCTCATACATCTTGAAGTCAGCCAGTTTCCTGCTGATGATGTCCGCAGCCAACACGCAGTTGCTGTCTTTGTTGCAGTCAATGTCTCCTCCACTGCATTTCAGCACCCTCCTCACAGCTTTCTCCCAATTCGTCGCCACATCTTTGAACGAACTTTCCTTCGAAAACAGCAGGCTCATATCCACCTTCGTCTTCTCGGTTCCGTCGGCTATGTACTTTCTGAACGTCGACAATGCAAGGTCGTTCATCGTCAACGCAGTCAATAGATGTGCCTTCAGCAGGTGTTCCGTGTCGTTATGCTTCAGCAGCACCGCATCGTAGCTCCACTTTAGCTTCTGCACGTGCACCTTCATCTTCTCTGCCACATCGTCCGATATGTCAAGCCACATCTGATACCTGTCCCATAGCTGCAACTTCATTTTCGAGTTCCAAGCGTCATACGCTGCAAGAGCCTTGTTTACGTCTCTTTTCACCTCATGCTTCCAGTGCTTTGTCTCCTCCAGCATCACTTTAGCGTCGAGCATCGAACTTTGTGCCAGGTTATACACCGAGCCGATGATGATATAGTACAGCGAGCACTGGTCGTTCACTGCATCCATCGTCCGTTTCATCACGTCAGGATGCACAGCAAGCAGGTTTCTATTCTGCCTTACCAGACTTCTTCTTATATTCATGACACTTTGCTTTAAGTTCCTCCTCCATTATGTTCTCCACTTTCATTACTCGCTTGGCACTCTCGAAGGAAAGTCTTTTCAAGTAACACTTAATGGGCACGTAAGTCCCTCTTACGGTCTTCACGTACTCCATTAGCCAAGTTCTGCGTATGTATCTGTCGGGCAGCTTGAAAATCCAAAAACCTTTGCCCTTCACTCTTGCTATCTCGCCATACACACAAATATGTGCCTTCATACCTCCCTTTGTGCGTACGTCTGTAACGGTACGCTGTGTTCTGTATATTATAGTTCTTTCCATATTGTATATTCTTTAATGTTATTCTTTATTATTTACTGTTATTGGCATTACCATGTGTCCTACGACATCTACGTGTTCTTGGAGGTTGACGATATGCTTTCTTCCATTGTTTCAGTCTCGGGCACATATTCCCTTTCATCAGCCTTGTACATATCTTTCATGAGCCGAAGCAGACTTCTCTTGGTTACAATTATTGGTTTCTTTTTCGCTCGTATTCTTATAGAGTAAAAACCCATACTATCGTCGCGATAACGATAACCATATCCACTCCTAAAAGCAAAATACGTCCTCGTCAGTTTAACACGCCTTTTATTTATCTGATAAGCATCAGATATAACTTTCTTAAGCGTTTTCTTTGCTATGCGTATTTTCATACCGCCTCCATTCTTTAATTTTAAACCTTGAGCAGCGGAAGTAAGTCCTATAAGGGACAAACTCCCCCTTGCTCCTTTCCTCTTCCATGCGTCTTTTGTAGAGCATGGTCAGTTCACGACTCGCTTTCCGGTCTAATAGATTGCCGTTATAGACTCTCCATTTTTCCGTCGATTGATGAGGATACATTCTCATTACTATTTCCTTCCTTAACGCTCTGTTTGGCTTCCACCCGTTCCAACAACCTGTGCAGCCGTATTCTTTTCAGCTCCATTTGCTTTGCCCTGACAGCACACGACAGTTTCTGTGTATATTGAGGCAGCCGTCGCAAAGCTGCATTCAAACGTTGGTCTAACCTCCAAACTCCTGTTGGTACGTATTTCATCTGAGAACCATAGCGGTTCCAATGACTTGTCCAATACGGATGATACTTAAATCTACTGTGAGTGTCGCAATGTCTACAATAGAAACCATAAGTAGCACTCGCCTTAATTATCTTCTTTGCTAATCTTGCTTTCATTCGTCTCTATAAATCCTTATTAAATTCGTAAATTCGTTTAATTCTTTGTTGCGTCGTCTGAGGCTATTACTTCCGGTTCAAGACTCAATGTTACCCTAACAGGTTCGTCTTCCCAAGACAAGTTACTAAAGTTCCGAGGAACGACAAACCTGTTGTTTTTATATTCTCTTACGGTGATTTCATCATTGCAGCAATACATGCCGTTCTTGGATTTCCACCAGAATCCAAACCAGTTGTCACGGAACGGCTTATCCGGAAACAGTACGAGCGTATTGTCTCTATCGCAAGCGAGCCATAAATACTTTTTGCTTTCTTTCATAGAGCTATTCGTTTTTTAGGTTCAACTTCTCCTGCCATTCCTTATCGTGGATGGAGCCTACCACCTCGCAGTCCTCAAGTTTCTGTTGCGTGATTTCGTCAGAGAAGCCGTCAGAAATGCCACGCACAGCGGATTTCGGGTTTTTGACACAGGTGAGCAGAAACATCGCCTCTTCATCACTCCACTCTATAATGCCGAAGTAATTGTCACGCGCATCATCCTCCATGCAGCTCAAGCGGTATTAGTCCGAGCGAAGACTCGCGCCCTCATAAATCTCCTCGCCGTTCTTGTCTTTCAGTCCAGTG